ATGGCCCCGGCAGCGGGCGGCGCATTTGCCGAGAGTCCGGAGCACTGGTCCAGACAGACGAGAGAGGAACTGAAGGCGCGGGCCAGACGGGGCGAGACCGTCCGGCTCTGAGAAAAGGAGAGATTTTAATGAATCTGAAGCAGGAACTGAATTTGCAGCTGTTTGCCGACGCGGGTACGCTGGTGAACGCCAGCGGCAATTACGTGAACGCGTATTCCGGTGAGACGAGCGCGTTCCCGGATGGCGGCGGTATGACGGCGTCCATGAAGACGTTTTACGACACGGAGCTGCTGGAAAACGCGCGTCCGGAGCTCATCCACACGCAGTTTGCACGCAAGCAGGCGCTGCCTGCCGGACGCGGCAAGACCGTGGAATGGCGCAAGTGGAACACGCTTGAGGACGCGGGCGCGCTGACCGAGGGTGTCATTCCGACAGGCCAGAAGTTTGGCCAGAGCGCTGTGACGCAGGCCATCACGCAGTACGGCACGTATGTGTCCGTGTCCGACCAGCTGGAGCTGCACGCCATTGACGACGTGATTCTGGGTGCGGCGGAGGAGCTGGGCGCGTCCGCCGGTACGACGCAGGATAAGCTGGTGCGCAATGTCGCCGCAGCGGGCACAAATGTGCAGTACTGCGACAAGGTCGGCACGAACGGCGCACATACCGCCGTGACCAGCCGCGCAGGTCTGGACACCACCGCGAAGCTGACACCGGACGAGGTCAACAAGGCCGTGACGCTGCTCAAAAAGCTCAAGGCCCCGAAGATCGACGGCAAGTACATTGCCATCATCCACCCGTCCGTGGCATACGATCTGCGCTCGTCCGAGGCATGGATCGAGGCGCACAAGTATGCGGGTCTGACGGAGCTGTTTACCGGCGAGATCGGCGAGCTGCATGGCGTGCGCTTCATCGAGACGACCGAGGCCAAGATCTTCAACGGCGAGGGCTGCCCGGTCAAGACGGCGGCGGACGAATCCAAGGGTACGCCTGCGGAGTATTACAGCGTCTATGCGACGCTGTTTCTCGGCAAGGACGCCTACGGCATGATCGACCCCGAGGGCGGCAATCTGGAGATGATCATCAAGGACAAGGGCCAGGTCGGCGGACCGCTCAACCAGTTCTCGACGCTGGGCTACAAGTTCTCCAGCGCGGCGAAGATCCTGTATGAGGATCGCATGGTGCGTGTGGAGAGCTGCGGCGCGTACTCTGCCGAGGACGAGGCAAACTGAGGAAACAAGATGGAGACCGGCGCAAGCCGGTCTCCGGAAAAGACGGGACAGGAAGGGAGAATTGTCATGGAAAATGCATTTGCAAGTATGAAGACGATCACGCTGCCGCGTGCGTGCGGCACGGAGCAGCAGTCGGTGTTTGTCTGCGTCAACGGACGCACGTTTCAGGTGCCGCGCGGCAAGGCGGTCGAGGTGCCGGAGCCGGTGTATGAGGTGCTGGAAAACGCAAGACGGCAGTTGGAGGCGGCACGGAAGCTCGAGGATGAGCTGGCCGCCGGCTGAGGGCTGCGGACAGAAGAAAGGAGGCGGGGCGCATGACCATCCGCGAGGCGCTTGAGACGGTCGACCGGCTCAAGCCCAACCAGTATGGGAGCGCGGACAAGCTGCGCTGGCTGTCGGAGCTGGACGGAGCGGTGTACCGCGAGATCCTGACGCAGCATGAGACGCAGACGGCGGCGTTCGCGGGCTATACGCCGGAGGCGGATCTGGACGGGACGGTACTGCTGATCGAGTGGCCGTATGACGAAATTTACCGGTGGTATCTGGAGATGAAGATCGACGACGCCAACGGGGAGATGACGAAGTACAACAATTCCGCCGCCAAGTACAATATGTACTATCAGGCGTACCAGAACGCGTACAACCGGGCGCATCTGCCGAAGAGCGAAGCGGCGTATATCAAGCTGTAGGGGGGATAGCGGGATGTTTTATCCAAAGCTGACGGAGCAGCGGCAGCAGACGCTGACGACCGAGGCGTTTCTCGGCTATGACCACGATCTGAAGCTTTCTGACGGGGAATTCTACGACATGGAGAATCTGACGTCGGACTGCTATCCGCTGCTTGCGCCGAGAGTGCGGCGGGGGACGGTGCAGGCGCTTTCAGGGGTGCAGGCGATCTGCGCGCGGGATAAGCTGTGCTGGGTGCAGAACCAGGTGCTGTACATCAACGGCGCTTCCATGGAGGCGTATATGCCATCGGTGAACATCACGGCGGGAGAAAAGCAGCTCGTTTCCATGGGCGCGTATCTGTGCATCTTCCCGGACGGGATCTACTTCAACACGGAGGACTACTCCGATAACGGGTTCATGGGGCATGAGAATACGGTCGACGCGGCGGAAACGCCGATCAGCGTGTCGCTGTGTCTTGCGGACGGGCAAGCGCTGACACTGAGCTTCTCGCAGGTGGCGCAGCCGGAAAGCCCGTCGAACGGGCAGTATTGGCTGGACACGTCGGGGAGTCTGCACACCATCAAGCAGTGGGCCGAGGCCTCGGGGCAGTGGGTGTCCGTGCCGACGGTGTATGTGAAGCTGGCGGCAAACGGCATCGGCAGGGGATTCAAGCAGTATGACGGCATTGAGATCTCCGGGCTTTCCGGGAACGAGCAGCTCAAAAAGCTGAACGGCAGCCAGATTTTATACGGCGCAGACAAGAGTTCTATCGTCATCGTGGGGCTGATCGACCAGGCAGCGGAGGTCACGAGCGGGACGGTGAAGACGGCCCGGCGCGTGCCGGATATGGACTTTATCACCGAATGCGGCAACCGGCTCTGGGGCTGCAAGTACGGTGTGGCGGACGGGAAGACGGTGAACGAGCTTTACTGCTGCAAGCTGGGCGATTTTAAAAACTGGGCGTGCTACCAGGGGGTGGCGACGGATTCGTGGCGGGCCAGCTGCGGCACGGACGGAAAGTGGACGGGCGCGGCGACGCTGGCGGATAGCCCGATCTTCTTCAAGGAGGACTGCTTCCACCGGGTGTATCCGTCGGCGACGGGGGCGCATCAGGTGGTCGTGCAGAAATGCGCGGGTGTGCAGAATGGGTCAAGCAAGAGCCTCGTGGTGGTGGACGACCGGCTGTATTACAAGTCGCGCATGGGCGTGTGCGTGTACGACGGGAGCCTGCCGCAGGAGATCGGCGGCTGCTTCGGCACGGTGCTGTATGCCAACGCGGCCGCGGGCGGTGTGCGCGGGAAATACTTCATCAGCATGGAGGATGCGGCGCACAGCTGGTCGCTGTTCGTCTACGACACGCGCAAGGGTCTGTGGCACCGGGAGGACAGCACGCACGCAAGCGAGTTTGCGCGGGTCGGCGACGAGCTGTATTTCCTTGAAAATGGAACGCTCAGGACCGTTTACGGCACAGCCGGGACGAAGGACGGGCCGGTCGGGTGGATGGCGGAGACGGGGATCATGACGTATGGCCTTGTCGGAAAGAAATACGTCTCGCGCATCAATCTGCGGATGCAGCTGCCGAAGGGGTCGAGCGTCGATTTCTGGGTGCAGTATGATTCGGACGGCGTGTGGCGGCACTGCGGGCACATTGAAGGCCGGGGGCTGCGGACGTTCCTGCTGCCGGTCCGGCCCGCACGGTGCGACCATCTGAAGTTCCGGCTGACAGGGAAGGGCGAGATGAAGCTGTTCAGTCTGGCGAGAGTGTTGGAGGCAGGAAGCGATGCGTAAGACGGGAGGTGCAACATGGGTAGTCTGACACTTGCATACCCGTCCATCGCGGGGAAGACGACGCAGGAGCAGCTGGAGAGTATGCGGCGGTATCTGTGCGGGATGGCGGAGCAGCTGAATCTTGCCGACTGGTCGGCACGGGCGGCGCTGACGGAGATCGCGCAGGCCATCGACGCGGACGGGCTTTCCGAGGAGGAAAAGAAGACGACGCTTTCCGGCTATGCGGCTTTAAAGTCCCTCATCATCAAGACGGCGGATTTTGCGGCGGCGAATTCGGAGGTCTGGTCGGCGAAGCTTGCGGGGAATTATGTCGCGGCGTCGGACTTCGGGACGTATCTGGAAAAGACGCAGCTGACGATCGAGGGCAATTCCGTCGGGATCAAACAGCTGTATGATTACACGGCGGGCGTGAACAACGCGTTTTCCGTGAATGCGCAGCAGTATATCAAGACGGGGCTGCTGTATTACAACGACGTGACGCCGGTGTACGGTGTGGGCGTGGGCAATATCGAGACGACCGTAACAGACGGCGGCGGAAGGATCGTCGACCGGACAAAAAACGAACTGCTGACCGTGACGCCGAAACGCATTTCCTTCTGGCAGGAGGGGATGGAGGTTGCGTATCTGTCGGAGAAGAAGCTGCATTTCCCGTCCGGAACACTGGAGGCGTACAACGCGAAGCTGACCGGGACGATCACGGCGGCGGCAGGCTCGGCCTTTGGGCCGTGGACGATTGCGGACGGGAGCATCTACCGCGTGGAAAACGTGTTCGGCAGCAGCGCGGGTATGTATTTCGGGACGGGCGGCCTCTCCGTATCAGACCGGTTTCAGGTGGACGCGAACGGATATCTGACGTGCTCCGGCGCGACGATCTCCGGCGCGATCAGGGCGACGAGCCTGAATGTGACGGGCGCAAGCATCACGGGGCTTACGGTCGATGCGGCAAACGTCACTGGCAATTTGTCTGCTTCGCGTATCAACGGCGGTATTCTGGATTTCAACAACTTTTCGGTCAATCACCTGTCGGCAAACGACATTACGACGGGGCTTTTATCGGCGGATTATATCAAGCTGGGCGGCGATATGGCGGTATACGATGCGCTGAACAGCGGTACCGTCGGCGGGTGGCTCGGCTATACGACGGGCGCTTACGGCGGCGCGGGGATCCATATGCAAAGTGGGCTTGGCGAGGTCGTGGCGACGGCGAGCGGCGCGAAGCTCTGCTACGGCGGCAATACGCTCTCCGTCACGGAGGGCGGCGCGCAGACGAACTGCCGAATGGCGGTAGGCGGCGATCTGGTCGTGAGCGGCAGTGCGGCGCCGTCTGTTGACGGCGCGGG